CAAGTTTACTTCAGGAATACTGATATCAGTATCAATGCTTTGGGTAGAACTATTACCTGGGGTATTGTTTGCACCGGAACCTTCACCTGGGGTCTTACCAGCTTCGAAGTCACCACGTAGGTTGTCAGTAGGTTGTAGGCTATAGATCAATTTAGCAGTAGCTGCAAATCCTGAGTTAGAAGCAGATACGACGTAGATTGATTGATAGAATGGATCACCCAAACTACCGGTGTTAATTGCTTTGCTATAGGTATTCAATACCAAACCACTGGAAGCAAGAGCTGTTGGTGTTGCATTTCCTTGGATCAAGTTGAATGAACGAACTGCGTTCAAATCAACATTCCACATTTTACCATTTGCATCAGTACCAGAAGTATTGTCGTCGTGGTTCAAAGTAACTTTGAACAACTTCTTAGCAGCTACGGATGCACTCAATTCAGCAGCAAATTGAACGTCGTTCCATGATGCTGTTTGAATTGTGTTACCGATTGAGGTTGAAGAAGCAGTCTTTGTCAAAGTAATAGCAGAGCTACTTACTGGACGGACGGAATAAGCATAAGCGCCTTGTCCGTATAGACCACGTACTGCGTCATCGGTAGAACCCAATTTCTTACCTGTACCACCGAACAAACTGTCGTTCAATTGCTTACCTGCACGGGTAGTCTTGGAACTACCGTTGTTCAAGTTACGCAAGTCTTGGCCAGGAGCGGTTGTACCATATTTGAAGTCTAGATAGAAGATTAGACCAGATGGTAGATTCATTGGTTGAACGCTTACGAATTCCTTCGCAGCGATTTCAGCGAACACACGACGAACCAATGGAAGAGCTACGCCAGCCCATTGTTCAGAACTGGTAGAAGTACCAGTTGTGGTTGCTTCATCAAGCAATTGCTTTGCTTGGTTTTCCAATAGGATTGACATGTGTGCCTTTTCGACACCAGCGCAACCTTCTAGAAGGCCTGTCTTTTCCCATTTTGATTGTAGTCCACGTGTTTCGGCCATCAATTTGGCTTGTGGATTCATATTGTTTGTCAATAGACTTTTTACATCCATACTCATATTTTTATCTTTCTATATTTAATTACTGTTAGGTTTTTACTCGCAAACTAATTTTACTTCTTGATTCCTGCGAGTTTTTGGAATCTTGAAGTCATCACATCAGCTTGAGGTTCTACAATGGTAGAGTCAGGTTTAGTTGATGATACTTGTTTGCTTGCCAAACCTTCGGTGATAGTGTGAGCAGTTGTATTTGTTTTTTTCTTGACAACTGATGCACCGGAATTAAATGATTCGGCCAAAACTGTATATGCCAACTTGACTTCACGAATATTCTTGGTCAAGTCGAAAGTGTTAATGATCTTAAGTTTTTGATCTTCGGTTAAGCTCTTACCCTTGAACAACTTGTTGGTATAAAGCAACTTGGCATTCAATAGGTTAGTTTCTGCTAGAACGCCCTTCATGAACTTTACAGTACTTAGGGATTCAGCGAGTTGTTTCTTTAGAGATTCGTTTTCTTCGTTGATAGCAACCAAAGCTTCTGCCATTTCTTCAGCAGTAACTCCGTCTTCTTCACCTTCAGCTACTGGAGAAGGAACTTGTCCTACTTCTGGAGCTGGGGCTGGAGCTGGAGCTGGAGCTGGAGCTGGAACTTGTGTTGGATCAGCTGGAGCAGCAACTGGAGCTGTTGGAGCAGCAGCTTCTTCTTCTTCTAGTTCTGCTAGAAGTTCATCCAAACTAACTTCGTCCATATCACCTGATTCTGGTGCTTCTTGAGCATCATCGCCTTCGGATACTTCACTTTCCAATTCAGCTAGAATTTCGTCTAGTTCTTGGCTTGTTACTTCAGCTCCTTCTTCTACTGCGGTTTCTTCTTCAAGAGTTACATCAAACTCTTGTTTTCCAGCAGAAGTTGTGCTTTTATTTGCAGCAGGAGATGGTTTTACTACATGTTGTTTAGAAGCAATATTGCTGTCATCTTTACCGATGTTTGAAGATGCAAGCTTTTCATCGATTTTGCCTTCTTCTTCACTGGTTTCTTCTGCCATTTCTTCCTTGAGTTTGTCTGCAAACATTTCTTTCATGCTAGCAGCAAAGTTTTCTTCAAGGAAAGTTTTTGCATTTGCCAAAGCTGTTTCACGTACAGCCTTTGCGTCTGCAATGCTTTCTTTTAATAGATCGCTCATAATTATATTTTGCCTTTCTTATTGTTATTTGTTGGTGAAGCTATTGAAGAACTCCAAAGAAGATAAATTGATATGACATCAAAGAATGATGTATTTGAATAATAAATATAATATAAAATGGAAATAAATAAAAATATTTTATATTTATTGATATATGCCTGCAAAATCGCAAAAACAAGCAAAACTTTTTAGACTAGTAAGATCTTTACAAAAAGGCGGAATTAAATCAAAAGAAGTATCTCCACAAGTTCGTAAAATGGCACGTACTATAAAACCAAGTAGTGTAAAACATTTTACTAAAGTGAAAGAAATTATTCAGAAGTTAAAAGAAAGTGAATATAGCTTGGGTAAAATTAAAAAAGTTAGTGGTATAAGTTTCAAAAAACATTTGTCTAAACAAGTTGGAGTGCCATTTGATCTAAAAGAATTACAAGTATTTCAAACAAAAGAAAATGGATTCAGCGGATTTGGAAAAACGAAATTTAAAGAAAATAAAAGTACCAACGAAATTTCTACAGAAATCAATAGTAATGGTACCAATAAAAAATATGTTTTCAAAAAGTTGATTGACAACGAAGATAATCAACACAAATACGCTTGTATTATTCAAAGAACATTTCCAGATAAACCTGATAAAGAAATATTAGATCTACTAAGTAACAGTTTCGATAACGAAAATCTTGCAGAAAAAAGTAAAACGTTATCTGATTTCATCGACAGAATTAATACAACATTAGGATCAATGTAATATTATGCCATACAATTTCAATCCAAATTTTAATAGACACATGAATCAACCCAAGGATAATTACAAAAATATCAAAAGAAAGGGTGATGAGAATCCATATTCTAACCCAGACGTTCGTGCGATGAATAATAATTATAACAACCACAAAAGTCCAAAGTTGATTAATTTTTTAAACAACGATAACTTTGAGGAGGATATTAAAATATATAAGTTGGAAGATTTGGATCACCCAAATGGATGGAACTTTTCAGAGTTGGATATGTTAGGCGAGATGAATTTCAGAATAGATGATGACTATAAAATGTTTTCTGAAATTGAAATTCCAGCTTTACAATTGGAAAATGAAAAAATAAAAGCCTTCGTCTATAAAACTGACGAAGGCTATGTTTTGGAAACTAATAGAAAATATGTATTCGAAACGTTTGATAAAATGTTAGAATATATCGATTCTATTCCAATGAATCGATACTAACTGAACTTTGTTGATTTTGTGTTTGATAAGCTTGTGGAGCTTCATTGATTGGATCAGCAATTTCAAAATATCTCTCTAAACGACGGCCAACTTCTTCATACAACATTTCAAGTTGTTTTTCAATAGCTTTCATTTTTTGAGCTTCTTCGTACATCTTTGCGGCATCACGTTTAATTTCTTTCATGTCACGTTCTACCATCTTGGCTTCCATCCAATCGCCACATTCTTTCAAAGCATAACGTTCTGCTAAATTAACAGCTTCCATTATTTTTTGTGCGGTTTCATATACACTGTCTGTTTTCAAACCTTTACGAAATTCGTTATATGATTTGATCGTTTCAACCATATTCTTCTTTTCATAAACGGTAAGAGGAGTATACGCGTGTTCAGTAGAATTTTCTAGTAAATGTTTTAATTTCATACTTTATAAATATTATAGTTCTGATAGAATGTTGTGGATAATTCTTTCAACATTACTATATGGGTTAATAATTGTTTTATGTTGTTCAATACTTTCATTAATCTTTCCTTGTGGATACATAAAAGCTCCTTGAGTACTTGGATTGCTTACGAAGTCAAATGCAATTAAATCAAAATCATCTTGAACAACGTCAGCACCTTCTCTCATATCTTTCTTAACACTGCCCAATCCACGACTACTAATACCCAAAAGAATTCCAGATTGTAATAAATCTCTTAAAATATTACCACTTGGAGTAGGTAGTATTTCTACTGTTCCAACTAAGTCTTTTCCATCCCAGCCCATATCTGTGATGTTGTGACTTACATTCTTCAAATTAACAACGCTACTTTCTGGATGGTCTAATTCACCCATAGCACGACGTTGTTTTACAAAGTTTTGCATGTATTTTTCGGCTTCTCTCTTTAATACATCCACTGGATATACTCGGCCGTTTTGATTTTTTGCATCAGCACGTTGTAATACGCCACTGACGAGTAGTTTTCCGTCCTTAAGTGACTCATTTAAGGCGGACTTTTTAAACTCAAATGGCATTACATCGATTAATACTTGTTTCATGTTATTGTTTTGGTTGTGTAGAAGGTTGTTGTTCAACACCAGCTTCTGGTTGATCGGAAGTTTGTTCCTCTTCATCAGATGTAATGGTATTTGTTGGAGTAGCTGATTGTTGAGGTTCTACCAATGCTTTTGATTTAGCAACTTGATATTGATCTCTTGGTTTCAAATTATCAGCGTTTCCTAGAACTTTGATTTTAAATCCTGGTTTAATAAAGAATTTAGCAACTTTCTGTTTATTTTCTTCACGGCCTATAATTATGATTACGTATCTATCATAATAATAATCTATAGCTACTCCAGTAACATTAATTGTGTAATCAGCTTCAGGTTGTTTGTATCCTTTACTAGCTCTTACAACAATCTTTTTACCTAAAATTTTGTCTTGAATAGTTTTTTGTAAATTATTCTTCAATACTTCAGTACTATTCTTTAATTTTGTATCGAATGATGTAAAATCAGGCAATACATCGTAACTCTTAACATCAACTGTTGGATTAACGTTTGTTTTTTGTTTTGGTTGTTGTTGAGGAGGAGTGGCAGATGGAGCAGGTTGTTGAACAGGTTGTGGAGATTGTTGTCCCTCTTGTTCATATTTCAAACCATTAAATCCTTCAGTAAATGGTAAAGCGCCTTGTTTATATCCAACCAAATTAGGATCCATATCTGGATCGTTGTGTTGTACCAAACCATTTTCATCTGTGTATGTCGAACCTAATTCAATAGCTTGTGCTGGAGTTCCATAAGCTGGTTGACTATACGTTTGATTTTCTAATTTATATCCAGGACTTCTTTTTATTGGTTTGGCTAATTTATATCCAAGTTGTGTATAAGTATCTGGTCTTGCACCTCTCTTAGAAAAAGCAAATGGAGTTCTAGCCGCATCTCCGCCAACAGCAACTGGTCCAGATGCAACCGCGCCGGTACCAGTAGTGCTAGCTTCATTTTTAGCTCTTAATTTGCTTAAGAGTTTTTTAATCTTGAGTTTTAAGTGTGGCTTCATTCTTTAACTTTTCAATTTCTTCGACTAGTTCGTAAGCATTTAACAATGAAGTTAATTGATTTTCCTTTACTACACCAACGACATTTTTATTAGAAAACTGATTAACTACCTCAGTTATCTTAATTTTTACTATATCAGAATTAATTGTTTGAAGATTTTCTTTTAGAATGAGACTTACTCTCTTATACTCTTCGTTGACAAATTTGGTAAATTTATTTGAATTGCTTATATTTGTGATGTATTCTTTAAGCAGTTTCTTTTGTGATGGCAACAAATTACTGTATTTAGTATTGAAATTTTCAATCAAGAACTTATAAGCTAACAATCTTACTTCTGCACTTTGACTTCCATAAACATCCAAACTTTCTTCTCCACTCTTCTTTTCTTTAATTAGATTTTCAACAACGTATTCTCTGGATTCTAATAATTCTTCAACATCGAACTTGACTTCTTGTTCAGCTTGATTTTCAAATAATTTATATACCGAAGCGTATAATTTATAATTTGGAATTTTGTTCTTTAAAAATTCATCAATATTATATTTTTCTTTTATCTCTTTAATAATATTATACTTTTGCTTATTCAATTCACGTTCGTCCAATTTTGATCGTGTCTGTAGTACTACGTTTAAAATACGTTCGGCAGAATTTGCATCTTTACTGGACTGCTGAAGTATGAAATTATATAATTGTGCTTCTTTACCAAGTTCTTTACTTTCGTGGAAGTATTTAAACATTAAATTTTTAGTAAACGACTCATCTCTACCAGCCAAAATATCCGCAGTTATTTGGCGAGTAAGAAGCTCAAACAATATTCCAGCATTCTTGAATTTTGAATGTTTTGCTTTCTTGTGCATATTATTATTATTTATAAATATAGATCAACTATGTAAATATATAGGAATTGTGTTATTCTTTTATATTTATTTCATCCATATAAGATTTTTCATCACCTTCTCTCAAAATTTTCTTTTCGTCCTCAACCGTATTTAACATATCACTCAAACCTTTAAGTGACTCCAATGATAGTGGGGATTTGTTTTTGTATTTATGTGTTACGGATAAATCAGACTTTCTATTATTTTCCAACCCGCCTAATGGGTCTTCTCCGAATGGATATTTACTAGCATCTTTTCTACCAGTCTGATCTCTTTCCGCTAATTTTGCTGGCGGTTCACTAGGTTTGCTTTCTTTATCAGATGACTTGTTCTCACCGGGTGGTTTTTCTGTTGGAGGCGTTGTATCGGCTGCTTCTGTGTCAGCTGCTCCATCTGCTGGTCCTGCCCCAGTGTCCCCCCCACCTTCGTCTTTAGATTGTAAGAATTTAATTGCTGGATCGTTACCTTCTTCTTCAATCTGTTTAAATCTATATGTGCCCTTAGCATCGTCAACCAATTGCTTTTGCAAATCAATCATGTCTTGATCACTTAAACCAAAGACATTTTCATAAATCCACTTTTTACTAAAAAATTTATTTTCTTGCATGTCTTTGGAGACTTCAACCTTGCTCTTCCAAACATCGATCTTTTCTTTTTCAAAGATTGTAGATGGATTTGTCAATTCTAGTGTAAAGTCTACTAACGATTCATCACGATATCCTTGTGAATATAAATGAATGACCGCAATCTTATTCAATTCACTAACAATAATTCTTTGAATACGTTGAATTGTACGTGCAAAACGGATATCTTCAGCTGCTAATGTAGCTTTACCGCTTAAAGATTCGTCGTATCCCAAGAATGCTTTTGGAATCTTGAGTGCAGCCATCATTTTGTTACGAAGATATTCAATATCGTCTGTACCCGTCCATTCAAGACCTGGCAAATTATCAATACTAGTACCACTGTCACTGCCACGAACTGGTAAAAAGAAGTCTTCTACCATGTTTTGTAGATTGAAACGTAAGTTATAATCGCCTGTTTGTTGATCCAAATATGGAGTTTTTTTCATTTGGGTCATTATTCGTTCCATATGATTATCAACTTCATTTGGAGGAATATTACCGATATCAACTTTGAAAATACGTTTTTCAGGAGCACGCATGATACGATGAATTAACATTGCGTCTTCCATCAAACTCAATTGTTTCCAAACACGGCGAGCGCCTTCCAACATACTCTTACCATATGGCAAGAAATTACTGTCACTCAACAATCTAAAATGTGCGATTTGGTAGTTTTCTAAATCTTCAAGCTTGTTTCCATATGGAAGATTAACTTGGAATTTAACGAAATTTTTATTGGTCAAATGTGCATTTTCTACACGGGTTACATAATATGTACTCAATGGTTCAACCAAATAAACACCATACTCAGGACTAATATGTAAACGAAGATAAAAATCTCCATACTTAACCATACAACGAGTCCAACTCCAAAGATTAAATTCAATATTTAGAATATCATAGAATAGGTTATGAAGAATATTCTTAATTTCATCATTAGTAGACTTAATCTGTAAAATATCACCCATTTCATTTCGGGTTGTACATTCATCTGCATAAATGTCTAATGCAGATGCAAGAATTGGATCCATATCCATTGTATCATAATCACGAAATAGTTCTACACGACTACTTTGATATGATAGGTTGAAATCTCTTGTATATTGATTATATGAAGTAGTACGTAATCTATTAAAACGATCTCTTAAACTATTACGATCTGTGGCATACTGAATTTCATCGGTATCAATTACCTTTAATTTTTTACCGCCGATATTACGAACAATTACATCGTTTGAAAACAAACGTTTCAAACGTGCAAATAGTGAACGGTTTCTTAATTCTTGAAATGATTGATCTGCCATATATTATTCTATTATATAAGTATTTACAACAACCAAGTTAAACTTTCTTTTTTATCGTTTACGGTAAAATCCATAGTCTTGTGATGGTCTGCAATCGGACTTACATCTCTATGAACCGTGACTGGGCTTGAAATTTTTGATATTTTAGAGACCATGGCTTTATTATATGATATTTGTTCATTTCTTAGTTTTAAAGCTGTTTCACGTACCCACAATCCAATGCCTAATGACATTACTAAATCGTCATTGTAACCTTTCATAGCTTCAGCTTTTGGTCCGTTCCAAATGAAAACATTTAGTTCTTCATACAAACGTTTAGATTTCATAACGACTACTTTTTCGCGAAAAAATGATTCTAACTTACTAACAACTAGTGGTCTATTTTTGCTAGTTGTTGTAAATCCAGCTACTAATTTCTTGTCAGCTGAATTAAGTTTATTGGTATATGTTTTTTCTACATCAACCACAGTCAAATCAGCCGCACTATAAAACGTATTTTGGTAATCTCTATCAATAATTTGTTGTAATGTAGCCCATCCTATATTGTTATTTTCTACAACCAATAAAGCATTATTGTATTCAGTAGCAACACTAACCAATAAATTGCCATAATCTTTTGTAGTTAATTGTCCTTTATATTCAGCGACTTGTTCCATGGTTTCGATATCAATAACATGAAATGCACTAAAATCTCCACCATCTCCTCTAGCACAGTCAGCTGTCAATATATAGTTTTTACTATAATTGGGGTAATCCCAAATCCATAGATCTTGATTGTTGCCTCGTTTTTCAATGGGATCTTTTAGATATGTTTGTTTGTAAAACTCAAGAATATCTACACTTACAACTTGATTACCTGATGTACTAAAGTCACAATCACATTCTTGTGCTGCACCTTTTACTCCTGACAACTCAGTTTGTTTATCTCTCCAAGCTTGATCACGTTCTGGATGTAAATGCCATGGCAATCTAATCGTCTTAAAATTATTCTTACCTTCTTCAGCTTCAACCCAAGTTTT